GTAATGGAGTTGGCTCGTTATGTCCGCAGTTGTTTCGATGATGCTATGGACTTCAAGCAGCGGGAGATACTTCCGCGACTTTTGACCTGCCAGAGGCTCAAGAAGGGGGAATACGAGCCTGACAAGATGGCGGCGATCAATGCTCAGGGCGGGAGCAAGATGTTCTTCAACATCACCGAGACGAAATCAGAGGCGTTCGCCGCGTGGGTGACTGAGATCATGGTTCCGGATGGAGAGTCGTCTTGGTCGATTGCGCCGACACCGATCCCAGACTTGCCTGATGAAGTGAAGCAGCAGGTTGCAAACTCGGCGATTGAGGAATTGAGAGCACGGGCAATGGCCGGAGAATCGGTCTCACCGCAGGACATGTACAAGCTGATTGATGGCATGTTTGATGAGCAGTTGCAGCTTCGTTTTGATGAGGCGAAGAAGCGATGCGAGCGGATGGAGAAGAAGATTTCCGACCAGATGGTTGAGGGCGGATTCTACCAGGCAATGGCTGAGTTTATTCAGTACATGTCCGAGTATCCGATTGCGATTTTCAAAGGTCCGGTCGTTCGGATGGTGAAGGAATTGAAGTGGAACAACGACGCGGATGGGAATCCCACACCGGCTGTTTCCGTGAATCCGATGCCAACATGGACGACGGTGAACCCGTACAACTTCTACCCGGCTCCCAATATGAAAAATGTTGACGATGGCTACATTTGCGAGCTGGTTGAGTACAACCTGAAAGAGTTGAGCGAATTCAAGGGGGCCGAAGGATATAACGCGGATGCGATTGACGCAGTTTTACTGAATCCACCTCCACCGATGTGGATCAACGGAGATTCGGAGCGGGCACAACTTGAAGGACGTGACGTGTCGATCAACTCAGGACTTTCTACGTCAGTTGTGCGTGGAATTGAGTATTGGGGATCGATATCAGGGAAGATGTTGCAGGAATGGGGAATGGCGGTCGAGAATCCCGCCGAATATTATGACGCCTGTGTGGTGTTGATCGGGAACCAAGTGATTCGAGCCGTGTTGAATCCGGACCCGCTTGGTCGCAGGCCGTACTACGTCGATTCCTTTATCTCCAGGCCAGATTCGATCTATGGTCGTTCGATCCCTGAGAAGATGCAGGATTGCCAGGACGGGACGAACGCGGCTCACAGGACGATGCTGAACAATATGGCGATGGCCGGAGGACCACAAGTTTCTGTTGACTTGGACTCTCTGTCTCCCGGGCAGGATGCAACGTCGATTGTCCCGTGGAAGATTTGGGCGTACAGCGGGAAGCGTGCAGCGTATCGGCAGAGCGCCAAGCCGATTGACTTCTTCCAGCCTGACTCGAACTCGGCAGAGTGTATCGCGATTGCGAAGTACTTCACTGAACAGAGCGACGAGCGCACAATGATTCCGCGCTACAGCTACGGGGAGAATGACCTCGGAGGGGCAGGACAGACAGCCAGCGGACTGTCAATGATGATGAGCAGTGCTGCACGGAGTATCAAGCGTGTTGTGCGATCAATCAGCCGCAAGGTGCAATGCCCGGCAATCAGCAGACAATACACATGGGACATGCTCTACCTACCAGACGGCGACTTTGCCAAGATGAAGGGAGACGTGAAGGTTCAGCCGAAGGGCGTTCTGGCGCTGATGGTGAAGGAGCAGATGCTTTTGCGCCGCCAGGAATTCCTTGTTGCAACCAACAACCCGACAGACTTGCAGATCATGGGCGTACAGGGCCGGAGCGCCGTGTTGCGTGAGGTTGCATCGGAACTGGGCATGGCGGTTGAGAAGATCATCCCGAACGAGGAAGCGATTCGAGCGAGCGTCATGCGTTCGATGCAAAGCCAGATGGCGAACGGTGCGGCCTCCAATGTTGAAGACGAAACGAACGGGGGTGCAGCATGATGTCTCAACTACAGAACGACGAATACGCTGCTTTAAATAGGCTATTAAAAGATAGTGATTTTGATACCATCCTCGGGTGGTTCAAGCGGTCACTGGATGAAGTCAAGGACCAGTTGGTCGGAGCACAAGCGGAGCATTTCCGTGTGTTTCAAGGCCAGGCACAGACGCTGGGCGACTTCCTCCATATCGTGCAAGTAGAGTTTCCAGAGGGGTTGAGGAAATCCCGCGATTTGGAAAACAGGAAGAATACCGGCGACGTGGACTCAGGATTGGGAAGTCTCCCATGAAGAATACCCACAAGACGGCTCATCCAAAGGTGACAGAATGACAGGTTTACCAACAGGTGTTCAGAGCCAGCTCGACGCCGCGAAAGCGATGATTGAGCGGGGAAATGCTACTCAGACGAACAAGATGGAAGTGGTTCAGGAAAACATCGTCGATATGCCTTCTACGGTATCGACGCCAGTTCCTCCCGCTCCAGTTCCAGAGAATCCGCAACCGACGGCTGAGATCCCGGTGACGACAGAGCCAACGCCCGAACAGGGTAGTCAGCTCGAATCTTTGCGCCAGGAAGTTGACCAGTTGCGTCATGCCAATGCCGTTCTCATGGGCAAGTACAACGCCGAGGTGCCTCGCTTACAGCAGCGCCTGAAGGAGTTGACTGCCGAGAATGACACGCTGATGCGACGGATTACTCAGCAGCCGACTACGACCACGGCATCTGAACCTCTCGCTCAACGGGCGACGATTACGGATGAAGAGGTCCGCCGGCGGTTCTCAAAGGACATCATCGACGAGGACGGAATGGAACGTTGCCGTGAAACCTTGCGGATTGCCCGCGAGGAAGCGGAGTCCCGTTCGACTCGCGAGAATGATTCGGTTCGTCGTGATCTTGACGAGTTGCGTGAGGAACGCTTCAAGTCAGAATTGAGAAATCTTGTACCAAATTTCGAGGCCATTGATGATGACCCGAAATTCCGTGAATGGCTCAGCAGTTATGATCCCATGAGCGGTATGACCTATCGCCAATGCGGAGAAAGTGCGTGGTCCAATCGCGATGCGGTACGGGTAGCACACATCATGAATACCTGGAAAGGCCAAACTCAGTCTCCTGCCACTTCAAGCGGTCGGCCAAGCCTGCAAAGCCAGGTGGTGCCGAAAGTACAATCCCCCGCGCAAACTACTCAGAAGCATGGTAAGACGTACACGTTGGCACAATGGAGTGAGGAAATGTCCAAGATCCCCGGAATGCCCCTGACTGAGAGAGATGCGCGCCAGAAAGAACTTGAGGCGGCATTCAGAGACGGCAGAGTCAAATAGCCCAATCGTTGCTGCCTTGTCACTTGGAGTAAGTGAACATGGCGTTTCCAGTTGCATCCGGTGTTCCCAGCTTGAGCGGGAGCTACCTTCCTATCGTTTACGCCTCGATGCTGTTGGTTGAGTTCTACAAATCGACAGTGTTCGGCGGAATTGCCTCGACTGAGTTCGAGGGCCAAATCAAGAACCAGGGCGAAACCCTTCGCATTCGTACGCTCCCCGACCTCGCGGTGAATTCGTACGTGAAGGGTCAAAAGCTGGTTTACCAGAACGGCAATCCGTCCTACGTTGACCTGAACATCGACAAGGGTCTTTCCTGGTCGTTCCGGGTCAATGACGTGGACCAGAAGCAGTCCGATCTGACCTACGTTCAGAAGTGGGCCGAGCACGCCTCGATGAACCTGAAGATCGAACTCGACAGGACCATCCTCGCGGATGTCTATGCCGACGTTTCCGCCGACAACAAGGGCACCACCGCCGGCAAGGAATCCAACAACATCAATCTCGGTGTTTCTGGTACTCCGTTCCAGCTCACCAGTTCCACAGTTATCGACAAGATCATCGATTGCGGAACGGTGCTGGACGAGCAGGACGTTCCCGAGGAAGGTCGTTGGATCGTTCTCCCGTCCTGGGCCTGCGCTCTGATCAAGAAGTCCGACCTGCAAGACGCCTCGCTGTCCGGTGATCGCGTCAGTATCGCCCGTAACGGTCGCGTCGGTATGATCGACCGGTTCGAGATTTACCGCTCGAACAACGTGAGCAAGGTTGCCGATGGCGGCGGTTCCACTGCCTGGAATGCCATGTTTGGCTGGAAGGGTTCTCTGGCGTTTGCCTCGCAGATGTTGAAGAGCGAGAGCCTGCGTGATCATGACGACTTCGGCGATCTGATGCGCGGTCTCCAGATCTACGGGTACCAGGTCGTCAAGCCGGAAGGCATGGGCCACCTGTACATCAAGCAGTAATTTCCTGTTGGTACCGGCTGGCGCTGAGTTTCAGAGCCAGCCGTCTACCGATGGAAATGGATTCAATTCGTGTTAAAGAAGCCAAAAAGGAGAATATCCAATGGCACTCAATGATCTCAGTGTTGGTGGAGTCGGAGCACTCCCCGTCGGTCGTGACGGTCTGGTTTTCCTTCTGAAGAACAGCATCGACTGTGCGGAGAACGCACAGGGAGCTGGCGACATCGCCAAGATTATCCGCATTCCGGCGGGTACCTGGGTGCTTGAAGTTCAGGCCAGGGTGAAGACTGCCGAGGGTGGCACGCTGACGATTGACGTTGGCGACTACCTGGAGTCGAACAATAGTGCGGTTGACGCCGACGGCTACATGAATGACGTCGATGCCAACGCGGTTGCCAGCTACTCTAACAAACGTACTGGCACCCCGGCATTTGCGGCCGGCAAACTGTACACCGTGGATTCCTATCTCGGTGTGCTGTTCAACAACGCGGCTGACGCTGCGCTGATTGAGGTCCACGTTCTCTGCGCGGACTGCAACGCCTGACGTTGACGTAGCGGGGGCCGGTGACGGTCCCCGCGATTTTCCATCTCCAACCAACAGGAAAGGTGAGTTATGACAGAAGAATCCAAGACAGAGGTTCCGGTAAAGAAGATCGTCAGCCGTGTTCACATGCTGTACCGCAAGAACAAGACTGACAAAGAGGACGTGCCGTTTACCTACAGCGCGGCGTTGGCAAGTCGCCCAGACATGCGCCCAGGATGGCGCACTATCTACAGTGACGGAACGATGACCGACGAAAAAGAGCGCGAAGTGATCAACGTCAACGCGACCGATCGCGACCGTGAACTTCGTAAGGCGACTGAGCGTATCCGCGAGCTTGAGCTTGAGGTTGCCTATCTGAAAGACCAGCTCGACATCAAGGAATGCGCCCCGAAGCCTGTCTTCGTCGTGACTGCCGCAGTGACTGACGGACACGCAGAGCCCGATGACAATCTGTTCGTCCCTGCGCCGGAGGATCCAGTCGCGCCCGACACTATCACGGCACCGAAGGTCCAGACACCCAAACGTAAGGGTTGATTTTCATGGCAACGACAGCTTACTCCACGCTCTTGAGGTTCGTGGTTCCGTATGTGAACCGTGTTCCTGAGGCATTCGTTCTTGAGACGATTGCTGAGTCGGCACGCGGGTTCTTCGATGAATCCGAAATCTGGCGCGAGGACATGGTGTCGTTCAACACGGTTGTAGACCAGGCGGATTACACAATTGATCCGGAAGAGACCTACAATGATGTGTTGATCAAGCGCGTGGAGAAGCTGACGTTGGACGATTCGGAATATCCGTATGACGCGAGTCTGTATCGGTTCTCTGCTGACAATGTGCTGACGTTCGATCCGGCACCGCTTCTTGTACAGGGAGTGGTGCTGAACGTGGCCTACGTACCGACAATGGACGCAACCGAGATTTCTGACACGATGATGTCGCAGTGGGGGCGTCATATCGCAGAAGGTGCGGTCGCGAAGCTCAAGATGGATCGGGGCAATGCCGGGAAACCAAATCCGTGGTATGACGCCGAGGGTGCGGTGTTGTGGGACGAGAAGTATTGGCGGGGGATTCACAAAGCAAGACTTGAACTGATGACCGGACGCCAGAGCATGGACCGTCTCATCGCCAGAAGGATTGAGTGGGTATGAAATGGATTATCGTTTTGCTGGTGTTTCTGAGCGTTTCTTGCACATGGTCACGCGAGATTTCCGTAGTAGAAAAGAAACAGGTCGCTACCGACACGGTGTACGAGAACACCTTGGGGATTCCGATCTGGCCCGGGTACCGCATTGGCGGGATCAGCCATGAAGTTGCGCGACCGGCATCGACCGAGAGCAACCTCAATCGTGTGATTCGACTGGTGTCAGACTACTCACTTGTGATTGCTGCGGTGCTGTTTGTGGCAGCGATTGCGCTCGGCATTGCAGGATCAAAGATCCCTGGCATTGGGCATCTGGCGGCGTTCGCCGGTGCTGGTTCGGCTCTAATGTTGGTCCTCGGAGCGTTCGCGTCGTGGATTATCTGGGGTCTCGGAGCGGTTGTGCTGTTTGTGGTTGGATACGTGATTTTCCTGGCGGTGAGCACAGAGCGGCGAAAGATGGCCGTGGAAAGACTGGACAGCGCATTTGGTGAAGTTGTTGAGTCCTTCGATGCAGTCAAGAGGGCGACTGCGGAGGAATGGAAGGACGATGGATCGCTGATTCGCAAGGTGGTTGACACCAAGCAGTCAGACACAACGAAACTGATGGTCGCCAAGAAGAGAGGGAAGGTAAAATGAGCGAGGCAAGCAACGCTGTTCTGGTGGAAGAGATCGAATCGGCAATCAGCGAGATCATTTCGACGAATTCAGCCAAGTGTCCGGCGCATGAGCCTATGGCGCGTGGCGTTGTCGTGCTGTTGCGCGTGGCAAAGGTACAGATGCAGGCTCAATCCCGTACACTGGTTGTTTCTGGTGTAACCTCTTCGCTGGTTTCCGGGTTGCTGATTGGCGTTGGGATGGCGCTCAAACACTTTGGAGTAATCTGACAATGAATGTGGGCAACGTTATCTCGACGGTCAGGCGAACGCTGATGGATGACATCGTGGACGACTACCGCAATACCGACTCGGCGTTGATCGGGATGCTTCAGAACTCGATTCGCGAGCTTGTTGCCTGGCGCCCAGCTCTTCGGCTGGCATCTGGTGGTACGTTGCGAGACGTTGAAACGATGACACTCGGCACCGGGGCAACGATGTCAAGCACGATGCTGGTTGACGAGACCTACCTGTTGCCGCTGGCCTATGGGGTGTGCGAACAGGTTTACCGTGACGAAGATTCGGACGACTTCAACGCGAATCGTGCGAGTGAGATGAGAGCGAAATTTCTGGACCTTATTTGACCAACAAACACCAACAGGAAGGAAAGACAGTATGAAAGTGAAGATGACCCGCAACGAGGCAGAGCTCCAGGCAATCAAACTGCGCCGGTTCACAGTCGGTATCAAGTCGGCCAAGGTCGCGTATGCCGTGAACCGCAACCTCAACGTGCTCGACAAGGAAATCAAGCTGACGCGCAAGTCCCTTGAACTCGAAGGCGAGCAGAAAACGAAACTTGAGGAATACGAAAAAGAGCGTCTGGAACTCTGCAAGAAGCACGCGAAGAAGGGCGAGAACAAAGAGCCTGTTATGAAGCCTGGCAGGTCAGGTGCAGAGGAATTTGTGCTTGCGGATGTTGAGGCGTTCGAGCGTGACTTTGAAGCTATCAAAGAGAAGCACGCGGAGATCGTCAAGGACTACGAAGAACGGGTCAAGCAGGTTCGCGAGATGATGGACGAAGAAGTTGAGTTCGACCTGTTCGAGTTGAACGCGAGTCACATCCCTTGGGACACAGCTCCTGAGAAATTGGAACCGATGATGAACTTCCTTGTTGGCGAGCCTCCCGCAGAGCCCGCCAAGAAGGAATAAGGAGGATCAATGGCCAAGGTCGGTTTTGCACGGGTAACAGGGGCGACAGTCGTAGCAACGGCAATCACCCCTGATCCGCTTGCGAGGACAACGCAGTACACCACGTCGGATATCTTGAACGCGAGCAATGTTTCCGGATCGACGTTGACCGACGCACTGAATGCGTTGAACACTGGCAAGCAGAACGCTGACCCAACACTATCGGCCTTGGCTGGTCTGACTACCTCGGCGAACACGCTGATTCTTTGCACGGGGGCGGACACGTTTACGGTTGGGCATTTGGCGGATGCGTATGTGTCGCCGACGGCTGCGATTGCGCGGACCAAGTTGGCGAGCGGTACGGCGAGTGTGCTTCTGTCGAATAACGGTAGCGGGGTAATGGCGGACTCCGACCTCGGGTATTCTGTCGGCGTAATCACGCGCAGCGGTGGCCTGCAACTGCCTGCGAATATCGGGATCGGGACGGCGGTAAATACCGTCTACGGTGTTAATTATGCTCTAACGGTTGCTGACCAAACACAATCGAAGGTCGGGCAACTTAACACAATCAACTCATCTATTACCGTAAATAATGCGTTTGCAAATGCTGGATATAATGCGGCAATCACACTAACGCCTGCTGTAGGGACTACCTATACTGCCGCCATTACCGGTCCACAACGAGGATACAGATGCACCCTGTATAATAACGGTGCTGGCACGGTCGATAACATGGTCGGAATGGAGTCATGGACTGGCCAATCTGGGACAGGTGGCGGTGTTACGACCTATGCAGTTGGATTGCGCGGAATACTGAATCGCGCCGGAACTGGCACTGTATCTACGTGGAAAGGTCTTGAACTTGTCGAATCAGGATCAACTGCGTCAATCACCAACTACTGGGGCTTGTACGAAGACCTCGGAACAGGCGCGAAAAACTACCTCAAGAACGCGCTCCTCATAGGAACAATATCCCTGCTCGGCACCGAAACGTTCCGGAATAACGGCTCAACCGTCCTCGGTGACATCAGCATCGGCGCAGCGGACGGGGTAATCACGCGCAGCGGTGGACTGCAACTTCCCGCGAATATCGGGATTGGGACGGCGGTAGGAGCATCCGCGTTGGCAGTTTCAGGATCAACTGAAATACGACAAGGCGTAGGATCTGCTTTATCAGTCGGAGCAGATGCTACCGGAGCGACAATCACGAACAGCACACTAAAAGCGGCGCGAGTAACCTGCCCGCACTATCTGACTGCGGAAGAAAACATTGCAATTTTTTCTGCTGTATCTAGTTCGACAGATAATACTGTCCAAATTGGCGGAGGTACGACGACCGCCAATTGCGCATCGCTTATTACATTTTGGACAGCCGCCAATTATAATACGCTAATCGGCCTTGAGCGTATGCGCCTCACTTCCGGCGGCTCGCTCCTCATCGGCACAACCGCACTGCTCGGAACCGAAACGTTCCGGAATAACGGTGCCACCGTCCTCGGTGACATCTCCATCGGCGCATCCGACGGCGTAATCACGCGCTCCGCTGGCCTGCAACTGCCAGCGAATATCGGTATCGGGACGGCGGTTAATACTGCACAGTCTATTACGTTTCAGGCATTGTATACTGATACGGCGGCAACGCGAACGCTGTCTCAAGGCGCGTACAGCATGACTACCACCACGAGCCAGACGGCAAATATAAGAGGCTATGCAATTGGACTTACACTTGCGCCAGCTATCGGCACAACAAATTCCACATCGTCAACAAGTTCTCCGTTCTACGCTACCGCTTATCTTAACGGTGCTGGAACAGCCTCGCAGCTGAACGGACTAACTTTATTCGTTGGACTCGATTCGGCAGGAACCGGAACGATCACGGCATCGAATTCCTTGGATATCTACTGTCGCCGTGCTGCTGCTGGTACAATAATAACATGGAAGGGCTTGAACCTTTCCGAGTCGGGTTCGTCCGGCACCATCACAAACTACTGGGGCCTGTACGAATCGTTGGGCACCGGCGCGAAGAACTACCTTGCGCACGCGCTCTTGATAGGCACGACCGCACTAGTAGGCAGCGAACTGTTGCGGGTCCAAGGCGGTAGCGAAGCGGCTGCCACGGCCACTGACCTGTGCTTCGGCAACGGCGTCCTCAGCATCGGCGGGCGTCTACGCCAGGCCGGTTGCTTCGCGGGCATCCACGTTCACGACGCGAGCACCGCGCAGACCATCGCGACCGGCGCGAGCTACACCAAATCGACGGCGTTCACCGACAACGATCCGGCGGCCAACGCCACATCCGACGCGGCGAACGACAAGATCACGCTGACCAAGACCGGCTATTACCGCGTATGGGGCAGCATCAGTTTCACGACGAACACGAATAACGTCGTGGTCAAAGCTGCCGCGTTCCTCAATGGCGTGGAGCAGGACTCGATACATTGCGAGCGCAAGATAGGCACCGGCGCAGACATCGGCAGCATGAGCTTCGTCGGCACCATTGACGCGACCACAGCACCATGGGATCTGGACATGAGGCTAGCGCATGACTACGGCAGTGACATAACCGTCACTGTCAAATACGCAAACCTGTCGGTGGAATACATCGGCGAAACCTAAGAGGTAATCACATGGCAATCGGTAAAGCAATCACGAAATTCGGCGTCACTCTCAACAACGCATACCACCGTATTGAGTGGATGAATCTCAACCTGCTGAACGGCAACAACAGCCTTGAAGTACAGGTTGCGACCTACTCAGAGAACGGCGGAGAGTGCGTTGAGCGCAACTCATTCGTGCTGCCGTGCGACAAGGCGAAGGTGAACCTGAGCTATGCGTACGTCGAGCTGATGAAACTGCCGGAATTCACGGGCGGCGCAGAAGTATGACCTACTGGCTGGCAATCGCGTTCCTAGTAGCCGGTCAATGCGCAGACCTCTGGATTGACTGGCTCAAGCTCCGTCGGAATCATGTCACGACGAAAGACCTACAGGCATGGCTTCTGAAGACCGGCCTGCTCAAGGCAGCAACCTATCTGCCTGCTGGTCTGGCCGTCTGGTGGCTCGGCACCGCCGGGGCGGTCGTGGCCGGTGCTCAGGGATTCGCGTTTGCAGCTTGGAAGTATTGGCAACTGAGGAGGTCCAGATGTTGAGCAAGGAAATCAGGCAGGCGAAGATTCAGGTCTACGAGGACCGCGCCGGAAGGTGGCGTTTCAACGTGGCCCTGCTTCTGGACGGTGCGATGTTCGACATTATCGCGCAGTCCTCTGACTGCTACACGTCGATGGCGCAGGCCGAGCGCATGGCGAGGCTGCTTGTATCGAACCGATGGGAGGTAGTCGGCGAGGACGATTCTCCGATTGTCCTGCCGTCACCAGGCAGGATTGCGAAGATCATGGAATTTCTGCGAACCGTCATATTCATTGGAGGCTGGCGCATATGCAGGCGATGACCGAGAAGGTTCTTGAGAAGAGCAACTACCGGCTGGATTGGGTGCTGGAGGACGAGAACGGCGACGCAATCACCCCGACGGCTCTGTCGTGGTCACTGACTGACCTTTCTGGGAACGTGATCGGTGGAAAGTCGAATGTTCCGGTGTCGCCGTTGGCTTCGTCGTTCTCGGTGTTCCTGACGAACACAGACCTCGCGTTTGCCGGGACGCCGGAAAAGCCGTGGCTTCCGTACTTCGAGCAGCGACTGGTGACAATTCAGGCGACCTACCAAGACGGCGGGACAATCGGGTACATCAAGAACTCTGCGAAATTCATTGTGTGCAACGAGGCGGCGGTGAGTTGATATGGCGATGCAGATTCACAAGACGTTTGGCGGGATGATCCCAGGCCGGGATGATCGGTTGTTGCCGGCGCACGGAGCGAAGGTTGCGCGGAATGTGGATCTGTACAACGGCAAGCTGAATCCGATTGATGTCCAGGCACCGTTTCAGTACCTGCATGACGTGAACACTGGGGAATTGCTGCCGACGATGCATGAGCGCGACATCAGGCTGTTAAGCAAGCCGG